GCAACATCTCCGTAGATGTCCTCTGGTTTATCCGAAGGTAACAAGTTAACTGACCTACCGCCTTTCTCATCAAGGAGCATTGCACTTAAGTGTTGAATACCATTACAACTACCATCGGCCTGACAGGGTAAGTGAGTAATGAACTCACGACCTTCGCCGATTGCTATGGTGTATTCAGCCCACTCAAAGCACCACGCCAGTGCAGCCCAAGGCTTATCCGCTTCCTGCCACCACAGACAACTGAAGGGATCTTCATAGACATCCAAAGCGTTCTGAGTGTTGGACAAAGCCCACATCTCACGATCAACTAAGGATACCTTATCAACACCGAACTGATTAGCTCCATGTATAGCTAACCACGTAGCATCTTCAGGACAGGTGATGGGCATGCCAACAGCAAATTCCGTAAGAGCTTTACCATAATCAGCAACTTGAGGGTTCAGGAAGTTTTCTCTAGGATACTTACGTGTCCTAAAATCTAGCTGCCATTGGAAATAGAACTTATCGTGTTTAAGGTATCCCTCAGCGATCTCAAGTGTACGTTCTACTTGAATACGTTGAGAGATAGTCTTGGTGTTTGCTTCGTGTGTCTTCGCCCGGCGCATGCACCACTCTTTATATGTAGCTGATTGTTCCTCTGTCATCTCAGCAGGTTTAGACTCAAAGGGGTACGCCTCAAGCGGTAAGTTATCCCGCCTCGGTAAGCCTTCCCAGCTCTCACCGCTTAGCCAACACTTCTTCATCACCTCTAGGACAGGTTTATTGACACGCCATTCCGTCATTTGTAGAGTGTTCACGCACTCAAGCTCTGGGCTAATGTCTGCGATACGTACCACGTCATAATAATTACTTAAAGAAAATGTCATATCAGTAGACCCTCATCAGTGGCTTCTGGATTATATACGGACTGTGATACCCTCCCTCGAAAGCTGATACCCAAGGCTTAGGGGGTATGATTGAAGGTAAGTAAGTAGGTGTCGCTAACTCATTGTGTTCGTGAAACTTCTGTATCCATTCCTCTGTGTCGCTCGTTAATTCAACAAAGTAGGGACGCTTTCCTTTTTTCTGGAACCGTCTATTAACTTCTATGATACCTAATTCAGATTGCATGAGACTGGTCAGTCTAGTCCCTACGTTGATACGTTTACTTGTAGACCAAGCTGCCTCATGCCCCATGTCCAACATCTTGTGAACAACACCAGCTCTTTTGTTTTCGTAACCTAAATCCCTTTTATCCATCGCCATGTTTAAGATTGTTTTCGCAACTTCAGGCTCTGCTTTCATCCATTGATCTATGACGATTTGTGTTTCTACACGCATACCGATTGTCTTGGCGACAAAGGCCAGCTTACGACCGCCGCGACTCAATGCGTTAACCATCCCTATTAATGATAGGTAAGCTATTTGCGCTGGGTCTGTGTCCCTGAGCAATACATTGATCTGTGATTTTGGTGGCGCGTCCTTCAACATCTTTACGACACCCTCAACCAACGGTGACATCATCTGGTAAACCATAGTACGGCCATGTGCAGTCTCTCCCTGCAAGCCTTTGTTTAACATCTTATCCTTGTTGTAATGATAACGCTCTTTCCCTGATTGCATCATCGTCCTTTCTAATTCTATTTGATCTTCTATCGTAGCCATTGGGCCTCCTAAAATTTATGCTTAACTTCGATCTCAAAATCTTCAGGGTCATTAAGGTCAATAATTACTGTAGTGTTACGTTTAATCCGCATCCTCCACTTTAGATCATACTTCCTGAGCTGTTTGCGCAACGCTCTCAAACTTAAATCCCGTTTTTGGTTTTTAAATTTAAACTTCACCGCCTCCGTCCTTTCAAAGTCATAGTTGAACGCTTCGCTAGGTTCAGTATTAAAAGCCATGACACATGTAAGTGACAAACACATAACTGCTACTGACATAACTGCCTCCTGTTATTTGGATCTGCGCCACCGAGTACATTTACCAGTGGCGTAATTCGTGACCGTAGTTGATAGCATCTACCTTGATAACTACCAGATAACGGCTTGTTACTTAGATTGTGAGAATGTTTAGCTGATTATGTTTTTATCTGGTGCAGATGCCTTCACCCTATTCCTAATCGGGTGCGGTGGTATATCTGTCATAAAAAGCTAAGAATCCTCTAAGTGATCACCTCCTTCTTAAGGCCACTACGCCACCAAAACGCCACTGGCATTTGTTTACATATATCGTGTAACATCAGTACAAAGTCTTACTGTCAAGACACGACACGTCGAGTGTAGTCTTGTGTGAGACATCATCCCTACGAGCTAGGAAAGCCTGTTGTGCATCCATCTCACAAGATACCATGTCCTCGTACTGTGTTGGTATAGTTGAGATAGCTAATACCTCTCCCATTAAGACTAATTTAACCACGAGTAAAATCATTTAAGACTCCTTTAAAAGTTTTGGATAGTTTATTGAATAGTTTAACCAGCTTGATCTGGATACTATACTGGTCGATGACAGCATCCTCACGCGCTTTTATTAATTGCACAATATCTGCAAAATCTTGACTGCCTATGGAAATTCGTATGAAGTTATTGTAATTACTAGGGTAGGGCTTCTCAGCATACTCCAGCATAGCATCAGGTGCTTCAACAATATCTCCTACCATGTCTATATAGAAGCGTATATCTTGCTTGTTCATAATAATTTTAGCTCCATATTGGATGAATCGTGATACGCTTCTTGGCTTTTGAAGTAAACCTTAGCTTCTGCGTAGGTTGAGTAAACATTCTTATGTGGGACACCATCTAACGTGTACGTGACCGTCCATTTCTTAACGCCTCCGAAGATCCTATCCCAATTATCAGCCATCTCTTTGGCCGATATACTTTGAGGTCTGGGGGCATCACCTTTACCGCCGTGAGATGTTTTATTCACTATAGAATCCTCCATTAAAATTGAGTGTTATTTAGGTTGGCATCACTTAGGTCAGCACCTCTTAGGTTGGCACCGATCAGGTTGGCACCGATCAGGTTAGCACCGCTTAGGTTGATGCCACTTAGGTTAGCACCACATAGGTAAGCACCCATCAGGTTGGCATGGCTTAGGTTGGCAAACCTAAAGTTGACATCTCTCAGGTCAGCACCTCTTAGGTCAGCACCTATCAGGTTGGCACCCTTCAGGTTGGCATCCATTAGGTCGGTACCTCTTAGGTTGGCAAACCTAAAGTTGACATCTCTCAGGTCAGCACCACTTAGGTCGGCACCACTTAGGTCAGCACGTTCACCGCCTTCCTTATAATCTGCCCATGTTCGATGTTTTTCTAATATAATATCCAGTTCTGCTTTATTCACTATAGAATCCTCCATTAAAATTGAGTGTTATTTAGGTGGGCACCGCTTAGGTCAGCACCGCTTAGGTAAGCATCACTTAGGTTAGCACCGTATAGGTTGGCACCGCTTAGATTAGCATCCATTAGGTTGGCACCCTTCAGGTAGGCATCCACTAGGTCGGCATCACTTAGGTCAGCACCACTTAGGTCAGCACTTCTTAGGTCAGCACCTATTAGTTCGGCACCTCTTAGGTAAGAATCACTTAGGTTAGCACCGTATAGGTTGGCACCGCTTAGATTAGCATCCATTAGGTTGGCACCCTTCAGGTAGGTATCCACTAGGTCAGCACATTCACCACCTTCCCCACCATCTAACCATGTTTGATGTTTTTCTATGATTGCGTTTAGCTCTTCTTTATTCACTATAGAATCCTCTATTAAAATTTAGTGTTATTTAGGTTGGCACCAGTTAGGTTGGCATCACTTAGGTCGGCACCAGTTAGGTTGGCACTTATTAGGTCAGCACCTATCAGGTTGGCACCGATCAGGTTGGCACCGCTTAGGTTGGCACAACATAGGTCAGTACCGCTTAGGTAAGCACCCATCAGGTTGGCAGAGCTTAGGTTGGCATCTCTCAAGCAGGCATAACTTAGTCGATCACTACATAGGTCAGCACTTATTAGGTCAGCACCGCTTAGGTTGGCACCACTTAGGTTGGCAAACCTAAAGTTGACATCTCTCAGGTTGGCATCCATTAGGTCGGCACCTCTTAGGTTGGCAAACCTAAAGTTGACATCTCTCAGGTCAGCACCCCTTAGGGCGGCACCGCTTAGGTTGGCACAACATAGGTCAGCACCGCTTAGATTAGCATCCATTAGGTTGGCAGAGCTTAGGTTGGCATCTCTCAAGCGGGCATAACTTAGTCGATCACTGCTTAGGTCAGCACTTATTAGGTCAGCACCGCTTAGGTTGGCACCACTTAGGTCCGCACTTCTTAGGTCAGCACCACATAGGTCGGCACCAGTTAGGTCGGCACCACGTAGGTCAGCACCTTCAAGGTTGGCACCGATCAGGTTGGCACCGATCAGGTTAGCACCGCTTAGATTGGCACATCTTAGGTCAGTACAATATAGAGGGGCACGTTCACCGCCTTCCATATCATCTATCCACAGTTTATGTTTTTTTAGGATTGCATCTAGCCCTTCTTTATTCACTATAGAATCCTCCAGACACTTGTTCATTTAAAATGCCAGCCATAAGGTTAGCGTCAAACTCGTTCTCATAGATATGTACAGTCGATAACTCGTTGGTGTCCGGTGTAACAGACACAACGCGGTAGGCTGTAACGCTATCATAATGTGCTTCGTGTACTTCGTAAGTAGGCCGCATGGTAAACTCCTATATAATGTATGTTTGATCAGCTTCTGCCTCGAACATTAAATCCATCAACTCTTTTTCAAGTATTGCTTGTAATCCTCTAGCTCCTGTATTTTCCTTCAGCGCTTGTTTAGCAACTTTATTAAGGGTCTTTTTAGTGAACTCAATAGTTGATCCATCTAGCTTAAACAATTCCTCATAGTGGCTGACGATAGAGTCTTTAGGTTCTGTTAGAATCCTCCTCAGATCCTTAACGCTCAACGCTTCCAGTTTAGCTATGTTAGGAACCCTACCGAGCAACTCAGGTATCATCCCAAAGTCTTTAAGATCCGTTACAGTAACATCGCGCATTCTAGGCTTACGTTTCTTTTCCGGGTTCGTGACCGTAGCAGAGAACCCTATGCCATTGGCTTCTGGCTCCTTACGTTCTTCCACGTATGATTCGATACCTGCAAAGGCACCACCTAGAATGAACAGAATGTTACTTGTATCAATCTTAACCTTCTTTCCTTCTGGATTTTTAATAACAGCTTCACTACCCTCTATTAACTTCAGTAGTGCCTGTTGGACTCCTTCGCCTGAGACATCCTTCTTATTGCTAAGGTTCCGACCGGCTCGTAACTTATCAACCTCATCAACGAAGACGATCCCTTTCTCCACCAGTTTTAGATCACCGTGGGCTGACGCATATAACCGTTCAAGGCATATCTCAACATCATCGCCAACATATCCCGCTTCTGTTATCGAAGTCGCGTCTACAATTGCCAAGGGTAGCTCAAGTGTCTTAGCTATCGTTTGAGCGAATAAGGTTTTCCCGCTTCCTGTAGGGCCGATAAGCATGATATTAGATTTTTTCAGATTTATGTCGGATTTATTGTTAATCCGTTTGTAATGATTATAGACAGCAACAGCTAAAACCTTTTTAACATTCTCCTGTCCGATAACGTATTCGTCCAATGTTTTTTTAATGTCCTTTGGTTTTAAAACCTTTTCCCCATCTTTAACTAGTGTTAGTTTTTCTGTGTCTTCCTCATCAATACCATACAATTCCGTGAATTCATTAATGACTTGATATAGTTGGCGAACGTCTTCGTCGCCTTTAAAATCAATAAAAACCACGTCATTACGCGATGGTTTATCCTTTCCGTTATCTTTACTACTTTTGATATACATAAGATTAACTCCAGATTTTAGGCTTCTAATATATCCAGCCCTGTTAGTAGTGATGTTGGTGCTAAATGTGCATAGAGCATGGTGGTACTTATATTCCTGTGACCCATCCACTCCTGTACTTTTCTAATATCCATACCGCCCTGTACTAATCGAGAACAGCAGGTATGCCTGAACGTGTGCCAGACGCAATCCTCTAAACCTAAGTCAGCGCGAACAGCTTCCCACGCCCTGCGATATGATTTAACTGAGCGCTTGAACGGCCCTTTATTAACTATAGCCTGAACACGTTTAGTCGCTGGCAATAGCAAAGCATCTCCATTCTTTCGATCAGGTATATATAAACCAAGACCCTTAGTTCCAATTTGGTGTAAGTGTGTGTCAACTTTCAATAATTCGCTGGCTCGCATCCCCGTATCTATAGACACGGTAGCCATATCAGCTAATTCGTCGTATCCGCGTGACCGTAACGTATCGAGTATTTTATCCTCCTCCTGCTTAGTAAACCAGCGTAGCCTATGCTTTGCTTCTTTCAACTTAGGCGTGTCAGGCATTTCAGATAACGCATTAATACTATGCGCGTGTTTTAAAACCTTACGTAGTGCAGCTAGATGCCTGTTAATAGTACCGTTACTCCGTTGGCGCTCCTTCATGTCGTTGATATATGCGTGAACCTTCTCGGTATTCAAACTATTAATGGGTAAATCCTCCCCAAAAAAACGCATCAGGGCATTGCAGGTGTGTCTTAAATTATCCTCAGATTTACTCCCACGCCAATATAAATTCTCCACTGCACGTACCACACGCGCCAGCGTCCACTTACTAATTATATCAGTACTTAGAGTGTCATCAGGTACTGGTAGATTGTGCGACACTGCCATTCTAACTTGTGCCTCCCATAGTTTAGCTTCATTATGACTGTTAAACGACCGGCGATAACGTTTACCTTTGTTGGTAATATATGCCTGCCATTTATTATTCCTCTGACTAATCGACATCATTCCTCCTGTTTTGCAGTGGCTCATATAAACATTATGTTTAGTTGCTCAAGTGTATACGTTACGCCTTTAATTGTGAATCATTTTATCGTCTGACCGTTAAATTAAATTATAGTGACTATTGTATAGAATGGGCTGTGGATGATTTTAAAAAGTATTTATAAATTATCAATATAATCTTCCAACGAATCCTCATCCATATAC